GCCTACAGTAGACCCCCACATTGCATTTTAGGGCGCGAAGTTTCTACAAGGTAGGGGGACGTACGTCCCCCCTACGACCCCCACATTGCATTTTAGGGCGCGAAGTTTCTACAAGGTAGGGGGACGTACGTCCCCCCTACGACCCCCACATTGCATTTTAGGGCGCGAAGTTTCTACAAGGTAGGGGGACGTACGTCCCCCCTACGACCCCCACATTGCATTTTAGGGCGCGAAGTTTCTACAAAGAAAAAAACAATGATATTATGCTTCGCAAAATATGATTGTAGAAATATTGTTTTACACCCCGCACCGAGTCATTTAGGGAAAAGCGATGAGGGGGATTTCCGTAGGTAAGGGGGGACACCCTCCCGTAGGTAAGGGAGTCCCCCCACTAAAATAATAATATAATATAATATTATCAATATGGAATTAGCCATACCGTTATTAGCATTAGGAGGAATGTATGTAATATCAAATCAAAATTCTTCTTCTTCAACAAATAATCCAAATAACATGACTAAAAAAAAAAATTTCAATGCCAAAGAATCCGTTCGAGAGAATTTCGAAACTGCTGGAAGAATGCGCAATTATTTACCGAATACAGATATTCCTCCTCAAAATTATCCTGTGACAAATCGTAAAGAATTAGTAAATACAGTTCAAGAATATGTAAATCCCAATACAGCAACTGACCGTTATTTTGATCAAAATGCATATCAAAATCGTTCTAATGCTGGTAAACCAGTAGGTAATACTCCTCAAGAGATTTATTCTTTAACCGGAAATTATCTTGATTCACAACAATTTAAGCATAATAACATGGTTCCTTTTTATGGAGGAAAAATCAAAGGGTATACTTATGATACCAATATCGCAGAATCTGTTTTAGATAATATGAATGGTTCCGGTTCTCAAGTCATTAAGAAGATTGAACAAGCACCTCTTTTTAAACCGGAAGAAAACGTTCAATGGGCATATGGTGCACCTAATCAAAGTGATTTCTTTCAATCTCGTGTAAACCCCGGTATGAAAAACAATAATGTCAAGCCTTTTGAAACGGTTAATGTTGGACCAGGTTTAGGAAAAGGATTTACCACAAGTGGTTCTGGAGGATATAATTCTGGTATGGAAGACCGTAATGCCTGGCTTCCTAAAACGGTTGATGAATTACGTGTTGATACGAATCCAAAATTAGAATATAGTTTAGTAGGTCATCAAGGTCCTGCCGAAGGGATTGTAAAAAATGTAGGAATCCAAGGTTTAGTAGAAAAACAAAGACCAGATACTTTCTTTATTAATACCCAAGACCGTTGGCTTACTACTACTGGAGCAGAAAAAGGTGAAACTTTACGTCCCATTCAAGAATTGGGTGTGATTCGTCGTGACGATTGTATGAGTAATTATGTTGGTCCTGCTGCCAATCAAGACCGTCAGGTAGGTCGCGCTCCAACTGAATTTGAACACAGTAAACGCCATCAATTTGGAGCAAAAGATGTACCGATTTCTTGCGCTGTTGGTCGTGGTCCTATTACCGATGGAGATGTAAGAATCCAGAGTTTTACGAATTATACAAATAATCGTATCTCTGTAAAACAACCTGATACAATGCGAAGTGGTTTTAGTGGTGCAATAGGTGCAGCGATTGCGCCGATCTTAGATGTTTTCCGTCCTACACGTAAAGAAGAAATATCACATAATGTACGTATTTATGGAGATGCAACTTCGAATGTGAAAGGAAATTATGTCATTAATATGAATGATACAACTCCGACTACCGTAAAAGAAACCACTCTTTATTCACCTGAATTTTTCATTAATAATCAAAAAGAAGGAATTTATGTTAATAATTATACTCCTATGGATTTAACCCAGAGAGATACAACCAGTTGTCCTGTTACGGGTAACGTGGGAGGGGCTTCCAATCAATATGGTGATATGTTATATGATGCGGATTATCGTCAAACGAATAATGATATTAAATCTTCTACGATTTATAATCAACCTAATCCTGGAGGAACACAGATTTTTAATCAACAAATGAATGTGAATATTGCGCGTAATGATGTATCCATGGACGATGGACGTTGGTTTACGCCTAATTCCATTACTCCAATGCCTCCTTCCAAGGAAAATTATGGAAAAATTACTATGCCTCAATACTACAATGAATGTATTGGATGTGAAAGAATTGACCCAAATCTTTTGGACGCATTCCGTTCGAATCCATATACCCATAGTTTGACTACTTCAGTGTAGTAGGGGGACGGAAGTCCCCCCTACGACCCCCTGATGACATTTTGTAAATGCTTTTCGGCGCGCGAGTATTTACAAAATAGTGACAATGATATTATGCTACGCACAATATGATTGTAGAAATTGTTGTACATCCCGCACCGAGTTATCAAGGGAAAATCGAGGTGGGGGTCGTAGGGGGGACTTCCGTCCCCCTACTCTGCGGAACAATAATGATTTAAAAATACCTTTCTTCTTATAATAAAGTCATCTTTTTATTTTATTATAATGAATAGCATAAATACAAACAATACAACAAATACAAATCATACCCTCATCGAACCAAAACCAATTCTCTCCATTCATGAAAATATCAAGGAAAAACTCGATTATTTTATTTCGATTCAAAAAATACCCAACATCATTTTTCACGGATCTCCCGGAAGTGGAAAAAAAACATTGTTAACTGGTTTCATTGAACAAATTTATCAAGGAAATAGAATCAAAATGAAACAATATACCATGTATGTGAATTGTGCTTATGGAAAAGGGATTAAATTTATTCGCGAAGAATTGAAATTTTTTGCCAAAACCAATATTCAAGAAAATATATTCAAATGTATTGTATTACTCAATGCGGATAAATTAACGGTTGATGCTCAGTCCGCACTACGTAGATGTATTGAATTATTTAATCATAATACTCGATTTTTCATTATTATTGAAGATAAATATAAATTATTGAAACCGATTTTATCCCGTTTTTGCGAGATTTATGTTCCACAACCGGTAATTCATAACGAAGAAATAAATTTACATCAATATCATTTGAAAAATAATGAAATAGAAAAAACAGATAAAAAAGAAACGAATTTACATTCTGTTGAATCCCTGAGAAAACAACTCAAACAAATTTCTACCAAAAAAAAGAAGGACGAATTGAAAACCAAAGATTTGATTCTTTTTTCAGGACAATTTTACGAGAAGGGATATAGTGGTTTAGATATAATGACCTTATTAGAAAATCATAAATTTATGGAAAAAGAAATTACCATTGAAAAAAGATATGAATTATTAATTTGTTTTCATAAAATGATGAAAGAAATACGAAATGAAAAAATGATTCTTTTTTTTATGTTAAACTTTCTTTTTTTAAGTTTAGATTGTTCTTTGGAAAATATTTTCTTTATGTAACAAAAATAAAAGTAGAAAAGAATGGACGATTTTAATATGAATTCTTTGAATGAATCGAAAAATGAATGGTCTGCAAGATTAATTAATATTCTTACCCCTTTAATTATTGATGGCTATAAGTCAATTTTAGAAGAAGCGGTCAAATTATGTAAAGAAAATGGGGAGTATGATAAATATTTAATGACTTTTCAGAATTTTATTAGTCGTGTTCCAAAATGGAATCCAGATATTATAGAAAGAGAGAGAAGTCGTATTTGTGAAAAAAGTGGATGTAATTATTTAGAAGATTTAGTGGTTTGTATTCATATTATTCAATTGAAAATTTTAACTGCGGTTCGTGTAGGACAAAAACAGAAAAAGATAGAAATTAATATCCCGAAATTAGATGATTTTATTCATAAAGTATATATTAATGTAGCACGTAAATTATATAAAAATGTATATCTTTTTGAATTGGGAATTCAACCATTACAAATTCAGAAAAATCATCGAGAATTGGAAATGATGGTTCAAGAGTGTATTTTAAATACAGTGAGAGAAAGTATTCCCGTTGAAGCAATTTTAAAAGCGTATATGGATGAAACGGTAGAAGAAGATGTAGTAGAAGAAGTAAAAGAACAAGTGATTGAAGAACCTGGTCAAACAGGTGGTACCAATACAAATCTAGATACAAATACAATTGTTTCTCAACCGATTGCCTCTTCATTATCATTTGATAATATCGATTATGCGAGGGACGAATCTGGAACAGTTCATCAAGTGGAAGCGCCGAAAACCATTGACCGTTTAGAAGAAATTAGTGAACAACGATACCAACAACGAAAATTGGAAACGGATAATGAGGAGGATGAAAATCAAAATGAAAGGTTGAATATAAGTGATCAGACGGTTGATTTAACCCATTTAGACATTCATAACATTGAGCCACCAGAGTTGAGTTTATTGCCTGATTTATTAATTGATGACATTGAGATTCTCGTGTAGAGTAGGGGGACGGAAGTCCCCCCTACGACCCCCTCCTCGCTTTTTTATGGTATTTTTGGCGCGACTATCTACAAAGAAAATAACAATAATATTTTGCAAAGCATAATATGATTGTATAAATTATTGTCTATATCCCGCACCAAGTCATCAATCGAAAAGCAAGGAGGGGGTCGTAGGGGGGACGTATGTCCCCCTACGCGTAAGATAAAAAAGAACATTGTCCTTTCTTATTTTATATTTCCGTTTTCTGTTTATTTGTTGGGAATGGATAACATTTTTTTTATTGCTTGTATTATTTCTCTCGTCTTTCTCGTTTTTAAATTCATAGAAATGCGATTTGTGGATAAAGAAAGTAAACCATTGAAATATTTGATTCGCGATACTTTGTTAGTTTATGCCAGTGTTATTTTAGGTTCTTTTGTGTTAGACCAATTAAGACCCGTATTAAATGAGGTCGAAGGAATTACAGGGGGTGGTCCACCTGCAGTATTTGTAGACAATCCTTCCTTTTAAAGGGAACCTACGGTTCCCCTTTAACCCCTCCCTCCCTACGGGAGCCCTTCGGGGAATGAAATCTATTTCATTTTTGGCGCGCGAGTTTCTACAAAAAAAAGAAAATAATATTATGCTTTGCGAAATATTATTTTAGAAATTATTGTCTATATCCCGCGCCGAGTTATGCAATTATAACCATCTCCGAAGGGCTCCCGTAGGGAGGGAGGGGTTAAAGGGGAACCGTAGGTTCCCTTTCTACCGACCAGTCCATACTTTGACAACAGGTCTTATTACCTTTTTATTGTTCAAGAGTTTTTCGTATTCATCAAAGGTATACCCCCAATTCATGTATTGAGTAATATTTCCAAAAATCGATTTTAAATGGATTAATTGTTTAAAATGATGACAAAAAAGTGTACCCATAATTCTCTCTAAACAACATCGGTCTGCTCGGCAATGAACATGATTCAACATATTAAAAAGATTATAATAATTTTGTAAATAAGCCAAAAAACGATAATTAATAAAACTTTGAACCCCAAAACACCCAATCCATTTTTTTTTATTCATTCCTAAAATCATATCTTCACCCATATTTATTTTTTTCTCAATTTCATAACTATTTTTCATTGTATGAACAATTCGAAGTGTATTATGAATATTTTCTTTATCTGCTTGAAAATGCCATAAAGGTATCACCAGTGTACCTAGTAAATTTTCAAAATTGACTCTTTTATGAAAAAATACACTATCATGAATAATGACCGCATTGTCAAAAAAACGGTATTTATAAAAATAATAATAAGGCAACAACTCGCCTCTTCCAGGAAATTCACTTTGAATAATTTCTACATTTTTATAAGGATAGTCTTCTTTTACTAATTCTTGATGACTATTGTCATCAATGACAACTATTTTTTTGTAAGGATAAAACCTTCGAATACATCGAATCGCTTCATTCCAATATTTATTTGTTTTCTCTGAATTTACATGTCTTGTAATAATAAATCCATAATTTTGATTTATATGACTCACCATTCAGAATTACTACTATAATTATATATATTTTTTTACAATAAAAAATGTATTGAGTCTAGAAGCCCCCCATCCTACCTAAATATGAAATATAAACGCCTTCGAAGAAATTTGTTTTTTCTCAACCCTAAATTTTTTGAATTCTTCTCTCAATAATTGAGCCTGTGGTGTATGATGATGAACATATCGAGCAATCATTTTATATAATTTAAAATCTGGATATCTTTCATCCCCATTATTCTTATATAATACATTCACCCCTTTATCGTCTAAACACCATTCTACAATTAATCTTGTCACTGGACTACAATTTTCTAAATCCCGTATTTGTTTAAAATCATCAATCACATAATCAAAAATAGAACACGCTAAACGGCATAAATCGAAACTGTAATTTGGTTCAATACGTTGTTTCTTGACATTAAAGTAAGGTTCGGTATTATATTGAGTTGCAGCATCTCCTCCTTCTTCAAAACTATCACTACAAAATAATTTACCGTCATATTGATAAATACTTCTTCCAAAATCAATGATTTTAAAAATTCTTCCAAAAGTTGGTACTTTATAATAAATACCTTCATAGCAGTAATAAAGAAACTTCTGTTCCGTTTCAATATACATAATGTTGTTCGTATGTAAGTCATTATGTGTAAAAGAAAAGAACTTTTGAAAAGTAATCAATATTAGTATTACTTGCATGAATGCAGAAAACCATTGTTCTTCCGTCAAATCATCTTGAACAATTAAATCGTCCAAGGTATTCAAACAATTTTCCATACAAATTACTTGAACCGGAAAATGTGGCAAAGTAACTTTTACTTTTTCGTCTTCGTCTTCGTCTTCGTCTTCTTCATCAATGGTTTCATAATCATCGTCGTCTTCTTCTTTCTCTTCGAAGTTCTGAACCGTATTTTCACTATCACAATTATCTGAAACAGAATCAGAATCCAATTCATTTTCGCTTGGATTTATTATTAAATTACCTATCTCTGAAATATCTGTATGAGAAGTTCTAGAAGAACAAGAAGAATGTGATTTTAACGTAGTTGTTTTATCATTTTCAACAAAAGAAAACCCTTCTTCAAATTCAATGATATTTTCATCGATTCTTTCTCCAAAATTTTCAGTTTCTAAGGATTCCAATAATTCATCTACCAATAAATCAACGTTGGAATCCGAATCAGGATGATTATAGTGAATGTTTAATTTTGATTTTTTGGTTTGACTACTTGTACTTTCATTATCTTTATTACTTTCATCTTCTAATAAATGTTCAAAGTCTTCGATTTGAAATAATACATTCTTATTTTTCATAAAAAAATCAGACTGCACTAAATATTCTAAATCATCCAATACGTCAAGTTGATAATCATTTTTAATAGATAAAAAGGAACCATAATAATCAACTCCATGAATAAAATTGCGTTGATAGATTAATAAACTGTTTAAATACAAGAAAAAACTATCAATATAAGCAGAATTATTTACACACATGTACTTTTTCATGGTATTTTCTTCACTAGATTGCAAATTTGGTAGAGTGAACAATTTATCGTCTTTTAAATTATATTTACCTATCAAATATTTAAAAGGGTCTAATAAAGGTGCAAATTTAAAAAATACTTCTCTTACTTCTCTTTTACCATTTTTCTTTTCCTTTTTTTCCTCCTTTTCTTCCTGTTCTCCCTCTTCCAACCTTTCTAAAAAACATTCATAAATGTTTTCTTCTTTTTTTTCTTTTAAATCAGAAAGATACCAAGGATGATTCAAATTAATACTATTATAATTTTTGTCATTCAAATTGAAAAAACGATTGTAAATAGGAATATAATTCTGGGTTTTAGAGAGAAAAAGATTCTCTGGATTTTCTAAACTCTTGAAAAGTTTTTGATTCTTTCTTTTTTGATAATTAATCTTCATCATTAATATTTACAAAATATATAAATTAAAGTGGATTCTAACGTAAGGGAACCTACGGTTCCCTTATGAACCCTCCCTTTGCCCTTCGGGGGAAGGAAACTCAGGGTTTTTGGCGCGCGAGTTTCTACAAAGAAAAAGACAATGATATTCTGCTTCGCAAAATATGATTGTAGAAATGGTTGTACAGCCCGCGCCAAGTTAACAATCCAATACAACAAGGAGGGGGTCGTAGGGGGGACTTCCGTCCCCCTACTATTCGTAAGAAATCATCGATTCTTTTTCTAAGGAAAATATAATAAACTTTATTTTATTTCCTTTCTTTCTGTAAATAAATGACTTTAGAACTGAAAAAATTCGATATGAAAAATATTAGTTTCAAGGCAAATGAAGCCAAAGGTCCAGTTGTTGTCTTAATTGGTCGTCGTGACACTGGTAAAAGTTTTTTAGTAAGAGATTTACTTTATTATCATCAGGATATACCCATCGGTACCGTTATTTCAGGTACAGAAGAAGGAAACGGTTTTTATAATAAATTGGTACCCAAACTCTTTATTCATAATGAGTACAATACCGCTATCATTGAGAATATCTTAAAGCGTCAACGTAGTGTATTGAAACAAATCAAAAAGGAAATGGAAACTTATAAACGGTCCACGATTGATCCGCGAACGTTCGTGATTTTAGATGATTGTCTTTATGACGCGACATGGACGCGTGACAAGATGATGCGTCTCTTGTTCATGAATGGGAGACATTGGAAGGTAATGTTAGTCATTACCATGCAATATCCATTGGGAGTACCTCCGACATTAAGAACCAACATTGATTACGTGTTCATTTTGAGAGAACCTTATATTGCGAATCGAAAGCGTATTTATGATAATTACGCAGGGATGTTCCCCACTTTTGAATCATTTTGTCAAGTCATGGATCAATGTACAGAAAACTACGAGTGTTTGGTCATCAATAATAATGCAAAATCGAATAAATTACAAGACCAGGTTTTCTGGTATAAGGCCGAAGCACACAATGATTTCCGTCTTGGCTCCAAAGAATTCTGGGAACTGTCAAAAGGTATGAATAGTGACGACGAAGACGAAAAATATGACCCGGGAAATGTGAAAAAACGCGGTCAAGGACAAAAAATCAGTGTTAAAAAGACGACTAAATGGTGAGTAGTTAAACATCATAATACGTATCATTTTGGTTTGATAAAATATCTGTTTTTCAAAAGGGTATCCATTCTATGGATACCCTTTCGACTTTATGGACAAAGGGTATCCATTTTCTTTATACCCTTTGTAAATTATTTATTGAATAAAAAACAATTTAAATACAAGGGTATATTTATTCTATAATATACCCTATGGAAGTTGTAAAACAATTTACTTCGAATGACCTTTATACTGAGATAAATATTAAAGGTAGTCACGAAAAACCTTTATTTCGTGCAGGTGATATTGCTTTAGTATTAGATATAAAAAATATAAATACCACAATACAGAATTTTAATGAAACAGAAAAAACATTAATTCAATTATCAACCAATGGTGGATTACAACCAATAACATTTCTTACAGTAAAAGGATTATATAAATTACTTTTTCGTTCAAAAAAACCCATTGCAGAAAAATTCCAAAATTGGGTTTGTGAAGTTATTGAAGAAATAAGACTCAATGGAAAATATGAACTGGAGAAACAACTTCAAGAAAAAAATAAAGAATTGGAAGAAAAAGAAAATGAAAAAAAGGATTTGGAAGTAAAACTTATGGAAGAAAAACAAAAAAAGAAATCATTGAGTGTTCCTAGTATTTATATTTACAATACGGATGTTCAGTGTCATCCTCCAGAATTAAAAATAGGTATTTCCAATGATTATATTAAACGAATCCAACCTTATAAACAAATATGTAAAAATGGAAAATTAGAATTAGTCATTGAATTATTTGATGTCAATATGAAAAGTCTAGAATATCATATTCATAGTTTACTTTCCATCAATCGTGTAAAAGACGAAGTATTCAAAATGGATGTCGAAGAAGCCAAACTGATTATTTTGGATGTAGTTGATTTACTGAAAACTTGTCAAATCCTTGACCCAGTAGAGAGACAATTAAAAGTCAAAAAACGATTTGAATCTACAACGGAACAAAGAGAAGCGAGAGAGAAAAAAATATCTCAAAATACGATTGCTACGCAAACCGATTACGACCCCGAAGTATTTTTATCGACGCCTCTTATACAAAAAGATACGGAATTGAAAAATAAGTTTAAAGAATTCATACAAAATCATTGTATTGTTCGTGAAGATGTAGAAGTATCCACTAAAAAAATAATAGGTCAATATCGTTTATGGAGTAAGAACGATAAAAAAGAAATCACTACTGCGTTCAAAGATTATTTAGATCGAAAATTCAAATATACGAGATTAAATACGCAAAATCAAAATCAGGTTGTCAATGGTTATCTGGGAATTGGTTTGAAAGAAATCGTGTACCAGAAAAATGTTTTATCAAGTGATGTTCAAACTTTTTTATTTGAAAGATGTATTTTTTCGCCAGATAAAACGGTTTTGTATAAAGATTTGGTGGAAGAATACATTTTATGGAAAAAAAATGTATCCAAAGAAGAAACCAAAAATGAAACGAATGAAATTCGCGATTACTTGAAAAATTGTGATTACGTTTTTTATAGCACGGTCTGGTCACTTAAGGGAGGAGGACAAGGATATTATGGTTTAGGTTTAAAAACTGAAGAAACAAATTATAAAAAGACTTCTTCTACTGGAAAACAAGTGGAAAAAAGAAAAATAAATACGAATGAATTGTTGGGAACGTGGGAAACGATTGCCAAAGCGGCAACCGTTGAATGTATTTCATCGGCTAAATTGAGTTTAAGTATTCGAAACAAAAGAGTTTTTAATAATGATTATTATTTCCACTTTTTAGAAAGTGGACCAATTTAAGATAGAAAATTATTTTATTTTTATTAAACATTTACCTTCGCTTATAATATTATATTTTTTAGACAATTCTTTGTTTTTATCAATAAAACAATCAAAACACAAATTTCGTTCTTTATGACCATACGATATTTTATTATAATCATATCCTTTATTACAACCACCTATACAAACATCGGGCTCAATATCATCACCTTCTGATATATTTTCTAACCAAAACGATTTTTTTAATAATTCTTTTAACGTTTTTTTTCTATCTTCAAACTTTTTAGTTTCTTCCAACCGAAATTGTTTATCTTTTGAATATTCCATAAAAAAACTACAAGGGTCTTCATCGATGTCAAATTGTTCCTTGAAACCATCCCACATATTTTTTTTAGCACATCTAAAAAATAAATAATTTTTATCTTCATTCTTTTTAATATCACACGGAAGACCACATTTACAAATAGGCAACTCTTTTACATACTCATTTATAGGAAACTTATATTCAATAAATCGTGTATATTTACCACCTCTTATTTTTTGCCAATAATCCTTTTGGTTAATCATCAAACATTCGGTTATGTTATTTTCTGCCTCTAAATTATCATAATCATATTCTACATCATCATTAAACTTTTTCAATAACCACTTATCATAACCGTTTTCATTATGTATTGTATAATGATTATTAATGGTATCGATAACATTACTATTATATTCAAAAAATTTTCCCAAAGTATTTACTTTATAAATTGCTACAATTCCTTCTGGTCTATAAATTGATGTATTTAGACCACCACATCCGTCATTATGTTCCCAAAACCTTCTATATAATCTGGTTGTCTCTCCAACATAATAATAATCATCTTCACACTTTAATATATAAACCCACTTCATAATACTAATATAAATCATAATATTTATATTAGTTAAAAATTATTCTTTACATCTACATTTCCATCGATTACAATTTATACAAAACAAATTGTTAGATAATGTGTTTAATTTATATTTTGGTGTTTCACATATACATAAATTTATTATCATAATCCCACATTTACATTCTTCTCCCATTTTTTCTTGTTTCTCTCTTCGAATTCTTTCTTGTTCCTCTTTTTGTTTTAATGATTCTCTCCGTTTTCTCTCTTGTTCTTTTATTAAACATTCATTTTCTAATTTTTGTCGTCTTTCATATTCTAATCTCCATTTTCTTTTTTGTTCTTTTATTAAATATTCGTTTTCTAATTTTTCTTCATAATTGATACACTGATCACATTTATAATTTCGTATGCATTCAATAGTTATATTACCTTCTTCATCGATAATTTCACCAGAATTAATTTTATGAATTAAATCTTCCGCATTTATTTCGAACCAAGGTTCAGGTCTATTTTCTTCTTTTGTTTTATTTTTGTAACATATTTCAAAAATATATTTTATTTTATCGTTTTCGACCAATGCTACATCCGCACTTCGATTTGAATGGTTATAATAAAATTTATATTCAATCACCGCTCTTGTATTTTCATTATAATCCTCATCATTCCAAATATCATAATGTTCGCACTCCGTATAAAAACAATTCCTTTGTTCGCAATAATTACAATCTCTATGAATAGAAATATTTTTTTTATTATCTAATAATGATTTCATTAACATTTTTGCGTCTTTATGTATTTGGGTTTCACTTGGTTTATCATAATAATAACACGGATTGTCTGATTTATAATGTGCAAAATGAGGTTGTTTTATTAGACCTTTTTTAAAAATTACATCTTTTTCACAACCAGGACATTTATATTTATTTTTTTTATTTGCTATTCTAGGATATTCATAAGTATCTGTATTTTTATTTATTGCACCCATTGAAAAATGATAAGACATATTTTATTATGTCTTATCATATAATATTTAAATTAATTTAAACTTTTTTCTAAAATCCACTTTTTAGAAAAGTGGAGCAAAAAAACTGTAATAAAAATGCAAAAGTATTCAACGGTGAGGAGGGGTTAAAGGGGAACCTAGGTTCCCTTTACATAGGTTCCCTTTACATAGGTTCCCTTGTAACGAATGGCCCACTCACCAATTCACTCTGTCCGTAATCCGTTTTTCCGGTAATAATATTGTCCCCTTCAAATAATTCCGCGCGAATATCTGCCGCAGAAATCTCCTCATTTGCATTTTTGTCTGTATTAAATGTATTTTCATCAGTCAAATTATTAATTCCTACCAAATTTCCTTGTTCATCAATGGTTTGGGTCAAAACATTTCCAGTCTTCTCCGCCTTTTGAATATTTTCTTCAATCGCCTTTTGACGCGTTTCTTTCAAACGTTTTTCGAATTCCATCTTGGCATTCGTTTCATTCTTTGTCTTCTCATGCATCAATTGATTTAATTCCTCCTCCATATATTCCACACTACCTGTTTTATATGGCTCTGGATCCCAAGGAAGCCATAACCCGACTTCTCCTACAAAAATATTATGATTCGGGTCTAATTCCCTTAACATTTTACAACGAAGTTCTGCTTCTTCCTTGGTAGGATAACTACCACGTACCTTAATTCCACGGGTAGTGGTTTGAAAATTATGTTCCAAACTGAAATTCTTTTCTAATTCTTCTTCACTAGAATCCAAGAAATTCTTATAATCATCTTCCAAACAAGATTTCATAATATTTTCTCTTTCCTCTTCAATAAATCCTTTAAAGTCATCAATGACATCATCAAATTTCAATTTGTATTTGTAAGAAATAAAATTCAGAAATTGATGGAATTTCTCCATGGATTTATTCATATCCCATTTCTTTAGGAATTGTTCAAAATAATACAACTCTTTTTGTTTCAAAATATTTTCTGGAGAAACAAAAGAAATACATACAAATTTTTGTCCAGCAATCGGTTTATCTTCTTCTAATAGGTCGACATATTTAGGATTGGCATTTCCCTTTTTATCGGTTTTTTTCTCGTACTTTGTAGATTTTGTGGTACTCATATTTATTTAGTTTATTGTGTTTCTTTTAAGTAATTATTTTTAATAATTATTATATCCACTTTTTAGAAAATCCACTTTTTAGAAAAAAGTGGAGCAAAAATCTTTTGCAAAAATCTTTTAAAAATCCACTTTATCCACTTTTTAGAAAAAAGTGGAGCAAAAATCTTTTGTAAAAATCTTTTGAAAATCCACTTTATCCACTTTTTTATAACGAAGTAAGAAAAAAGTGGAGCAAAAATCTTTTGCAAAAATCTTTTGAAAATCCACTTTATCCACTTTTTTATAACGAAGTAAGAAAAAAGTGGAGCAAAAATTTTTTGTGGAAATTCACTTTTTATTTATCTATTCATATTTAACACCTTTTTTCTATTTTTTTCTTTGGTTTTATTATAAATGAACGGTTTAGTTAACGTGAGTGAATTAGTGAAAAGAGTTATCAAGTATTTAGTAGAAGGTTTAATGGTAGCCATCGCTGCTTTTGCTATTCCAAAAAGGTCTTTGAACATTGAAGAAATTGTTTTGATTGCTCTTACCGCCGCGGCAACTTTCAGTATCCTTGATACCTATATCCCATCCATGGGAATGAATGCACGCTCAGGAGCAGGATTTGGTATTGGAGCGAACTTAGTGAAATTTCCTGGGGGATTTTAATGAGACAATCTATCGTAACAAATAATTATAAAAAATTTTAAAAATAAAATTATGGTAACATAAAACACAATTTTATTTGATTCAGCAAAATGATATAAAAATCCACTTTTAAGAAAAGTGGAGCAAAAAATTTAATCTTATTTATACCCTTGACGATTTATAATGGGACAAATAAATTGTCCCATTATAAATTTAAGGGTAACTGTTACCGATAAATGAGATTTCTTGCTCCACATAACTGGATTCTCACGTATTCTTCAGTACAAGCCATGAGTTCCGCAACTTTTTGATTTGAACGAATCTTATTAAAATAAAAATCGTATTTTAAATGAAGAATGCGTTTTTGAAAAGGTGTTAACGAATGATTGATTTTATACCATACTTCTTCATAATTTTCATTATCAACAATCGAATCAAAAACAGCGTTTTCATTATGATTTAAATTCTTATCAATCAACCAATCATCGTTTCCTAAAAATTTCGTATTCAATAATTTATGATACAACTTTTTTTTCATAAATAGTGCCTTTTTTTCAGTCATGATTGAATTTTCAAAACTTTCTAACTGCAGTTCTTTATTATCACCATTCGACAATGAAGAAGCCAAAGGCAAAGGCGTAATTATTGAAACTTTTTTTTTTTCAATCCGTTCTCTCTTTGAAACGGGACAAATCGGATACAACTCGGTTAACCCCTTGAATAATTCCCAATTTATATAGTTATCTAAATAAGAACTAAAAGGATACTCTGGATTGTATTTTTGAATTGCTTTATGTAATCCCATTTTGGAATACAAAGATAATTCGGCGAGAGAAATATCTCGACATTTATGGGAGTGAAATTTCTTGAATTGATACGCCTTCCAATAAGCCATTTTTTCATATTTTGCATACAAAATATGTTGAACCTTTTTTTTCATTAATGGGGGAGTATCTTTATGTTTTAATATATTTTTGATGTGGTCCCATTGTTCAATGGTAAGTTTGTCCGGTCCTTGCGATTGATAATTTTGTGAAGGTTTATACTGATACTGATAACTGGATACCATACCAAAGAAAAAAAAAGACAAAAAGAATACCCACATATATTTATTATACGCGAATTTTTTATACCTTTTTAGAATTGTTTATTTTCTTTGGTATAGTTAACTCATAAAGTTCTGATAGAGTTAAACAAGGAGGGGGTATCCCGTAGGGAAGGGGGATGTCCCCCTACCCACCTAAATGGTAGGAATAAACTCCCAATCCAATTCTTTACATATTTTCTTCCAAATCACATCTTGTTCCACAATTTTATCACGGTCTTTCAACATTGGAAAATGCGGTAAATAATATTTCTCATCTAGTAATTCACATAATTTATAGGCCGTATAATAATAATTCAAAAAATTAACACGGTCATCCGGACAAAATTTTGAATAGGGTGCTTGTAATTCGATAAAAATATTACACAACGTTTCTTCTAATTCTTGGGACATCACTGGTGGTTTAATACCCAATTTATCTTTGATAAAAGGAATATGTTCATAGTATTTATTATACCCCAATTTTTTCAAAATTTCCTTGGTTTTCAGATTCGTAATTTGTTCCAATTGAATTCTCTCCTTTTTAATTTGCAATTTGATATTTTCAATCACTTCTGGTGGGATTTGTGTCGTTTCTTTTCCTTGAAACTGTGCCAAGATTTCTTTGAAATGATTAATACGCTTATAAGCATAAAAACATATTTCCTTGGGTGGTTCTTTGTAAGAAGGTTTTTCATTTTCAATTAAATAAGGGATGGTACGTGAACACATATTACATATTAATAACCCATCATCTTCCAAAGGAATTAATTCACCTTTGAAACAATATTGACAAATATCCGTTGGATAAACAAACGAATTCATATCAATAAACGTTTCATCTACATTATTGAAATATTTTTGAACACTATTATTTAGACCATTATTTCCAAGATTATAAAAAGGATTCAATTGTTTTTCTTGTTCCTCCTTGGTTTCATCGTCCTCTCTTTTAATTTTAAATAATTTTTCAATTGCCTTATTTTTTGTAGTAACTGTATGATTTATGGAATCTTTTCCGGTAGAGATATCCTTTTTATTTTCAAAATAGTCAAAAATGTATTTAGAATTATCTAAAAAATACTCTTTTTTTTTAATCTTTATATTTTTAATTTCGATTTTTATATTTTTTATTTGGTCGATCATATCCAATTGTTCTTCTAAGGAATAACTTGGTTTTTTTAATTTCTTCTTCAATAATTCTTTTTTTTCAATAAGTTTAGGTATTTCTTCATTTTCATCTTTGTCAAATTCATTTAAAAATTCTCGATGTTTTCCATCGATGGTAATTGCATTTTTTTTGGTTATTTTAATTTGTTTTGTATTTTTTGGTTTAAAATTTGGCATTTTTATATGTTAGGTAGTTTTACTTTAATACATTCATATCTCTTTTATTATTTAATTCATTATTTGTCAAATGTATTTTATTTTTTTTCTAATTAGTATAAATTAGTATAATTATTCTTTCTTTTATATTTCAATTTATTAAGAATAAATCGTCTATTATAAAATGGAAAATCATATGATTACAGATAAAATAAATAATGAAAAAATAGAAGTTGACCATATTAAATTTCAAAAAATGCTTCTCATTTTCAATGCATTGAATGAAGGATGGACCATTAAAAAAAGAAATGATTCTTATATTTTTGTCAAAACACATGAAGGAAAAAAAGAAGTTTTTTTAGATAGTTATTTAACCAAATTTATGAAAACCAACTTGGATTTGTCTAAATTACTTTAAATTATATTACAATTTATAATTAGTGTTACCATAATCCATGACAAATAAATAAAATATGTATTATTTTATTTATTATTGATAAGAAAAATGAGTATGAACATTAGAATGTATTTTTATTTAAATGTGACAAATTCTAAAATTTTTTTCTTTAGTGATATTATAAAAAAATGGGAGGTGGACTTATGCAATTAGTGGCCTATGGAGCCCAAGATGTCTACTTAACAGGAAATCCGCAAATTACCTTCTGGAAGGTGACCTATCGTAGATATACAAATTTTGCAATTGAATCCATTGAACAAACATTCAATGGACAGGCTGATTTTGGACGTCGTGTCCAATGTGTTATCAGTCGTAACGGTGATTTAGCATACCGTACCTATCTTCAAGTAACACTTCCTGAAATCAACCAACTTATGGGTGTTGGAAGTTATGTTGCTGGACAAGGAACAGGAGTCTATGCCCGTTGGTTAGATTTCCCTGGGGAACAATTAATTGCCCAGGTTGAAGTTGAAATTGGAGGTCAACGCATTGACCGTCAATATGGTGACTGGATGCACATCTGGAACCAACTTACAATGACCTCTGAACAACAACGTGGTTATTTCAAAATGGTTGGTAACACCACCCAACTTACCTTCATCACTGATCCATCTTTCGCTGAAGTCGATGGACCTTGTGATTCTTTAGCACCACGTCAAGTTTGTGCTCCAAGAAACGCTCTTCCAGAAACCACCCTTTACATTCCTCTTCAATTCTGGTTTTGTGGTAACCCAGGACTTGCATTGCCTTTAATAGCTTTACAATATCATGAAGTTAAAATCAATCTTGATATCCGCCCTATTGATGAATGTTTATGGGCTGTTACTACCTTAAACTGCAACACCAACCCTTACTCAGGTGTTGCTGGTCAAAGTGCTCCTGGACGTCCAGTTCCTGCTACCATCGCATACAACCAATCCATCGTTGCTGCCTCTTTATACGTTGATTACGTCTTCTTAGATACTGATGAACGTCGTAGAATGGCACAAAACCCTCACGAATACCTAATCACCCAACTTCAATTCACTGGTGATGAATCCGTTGGTTCATCCTCCAACAAAATCAAATTGAACTTCAATCACCCATGTAAGGAATTAATCTGGGTCATCCAACCAGATCAAAACGTCGATTACTGTTCATCCCTTGTCTGCGACTCCCTTCTTTTCAAAGTTCTTGGTGCCCAGCCATTCAACTACACTGATGCCATTGATGCTCTTCCAAATGCCATCCATGCTTTTGGTGGACCTCACGAAGTTGCTGATGATGCCATCGCACGTGCCAATGGTGGATACATCAATGCTGAAGGTCTTTTCCAAGACGCTGGTGCTTTAGATGCTTATATCCCATCTGATTACACTGGATACTGGAACGGTCCTTCTGACCCTTACAATGAGCCTGGATTTGGTGGACCTGCTGTTCCTCAAGTTCCTGGAGGTGATTATAAACCAAACGGTGCTTATCTTGTTGACCCTGGATCCCACAATGCCAACTCAACAGTATCTGATGCTGGAACATTCGTTCTTACTGAAACATCTCTTGATATGCATTGTTGGGGACAGAACCCAGTTGTTACTGCCAAGTTACAACTTAACGGACAAGATCGTTTCTCAGAACGTGAAGGATCCTACTTCTCATGGGTTCAACCATACCAATCCCATACACGTAACCCTGATGAAGGTATCAATGTGTACTCATTTGCCCTTCGCCCTGAAGAGCATCAACCATCAGGCACGTGCAACTTTTCAAGAATTGATAATGCAACTTTACAGCTTGTTCTGTCTAACGCCACCGTTGAAGGAACCAAAACTGCCAAAGTACGTGTATACGCTACCAATTATAACGTAAAAAATCTTAGTGCGTTGAAAAGCTACCCAAAAAAACTATGTGAGCAATGGTTTTTTGAAAAAATGGTTAAGCACTCACAAAATATGCTAGTAGCTAGTGAAATTTTTTGTTTTTGACTAAACATAATTTTGCAAAACACCTTGTTGTTCGGGAAACCCCTTAGAGCCTTTTACACCAAGCACATACCCGAAAGGATTGTGTGGCGGAGATTTAACTCCGGTACGGTAATAGTTAAAAGGATTGGGCAATCCGCATGCTTACTACCTAAATCCATTATGATAGGATATGGTAGGGCGTCAGAGACTGAACGGGTGTTGGTTGTTGATGAAAGATTAATCATCTGGAGACGGCTTAAGATACAGTCCATCTATTAGGGAAACTTAATAGGAAACATTATGGCTAAGAATAATGTCGGGAATGGGTGGGTTAGCATATTCCAATTGAGCGGATTGGGTTATATTTGCAAATCTACTTATATATTATTTATTATTAAAAGTACTTAAATAAATCTATATTATAAACTATATAATATGGATAATTACAACTTATCTTCATCAACCTGCAAAAATGTAAACAAAATAATTTTTTCAACAGATGAAATCTTATTTTGTGGAAAAATTCAATATAATAATAGAATTTATCTTCTAGATTTTAAAGATAAAGATAAAATAATTAATTTTGATAAAAATTTTATATTTGTAAATGAAGATGATATTTATCCATCTTATAGTTATAATTATAAAAGATTTAACTATTTAGATTTTATATTCAATTATAGTCAAGATTCCGTTTATTATAATTTTAAAAATAAAAATCCTTATGATTTGAGAAGAGATAATGTAGAAATTTACCATTTTTATCATAAATTCATAATAGAAAAATATGATGTAATTGAATACACAAATGGTCATTATTCAACTATGGGTCAAGATGCAAACATTATGAAAAACTCTTTATGGAAAATAAAAGAAAATAATAAAATTTTTTTAATAATGTATTGTGAAAAAAATAATACACTTTGTAAACTTTGTCCTATTAGTTATGAAAAAATATTAAATTATGAATTAAATATGAATAATGGTAAAAAAATTACTTTTTATAAACATCAAAATGGTTATATTTGTTGTTCACAAAATTTATATATACATCAAATTATTATGGGTTGTTATGGTAATGGTAAAGGAACGAAAAACGTTAGTGTATACCATATTGACCAAAATCCATTAAATAATACATTTGAAAATTTACGAATTGCTACAAGAGAAGAACAAGAACAGAATAGCAAAGGTATTAAGGAAGGAACAAAAAGAGAGAGAAAACATAGTGCAAAACCTTTACCAGAAGGTATTACCCAAGATATGATGCAAAAGTATGTAGTTTATTATCACGAATGGTTAAATCCGGAAAAAACAAAATGTAGGGAATTCTTCAAAATAGAAAAACATCCCAAACTTGATAAAATTTATGTAGGAACAAAATCGAATAAAATATTAATCGAAGAAAAATTAGAACAAGTAAATAAAGTAGTCAACGATTTAGAAAAGGATATTTACCCTGAAAAAAAAGAAATTATTTTACCAAAATATGTATCTTTACTAACATTTAGAGATAAACCACATTTGATTTTTGAAAAACGTATTGATAATAAAAGATTAAATATAAAAATGGTATTGCCTAGTGATTATGATTTACAAGAACAATTATCTGTGTTGAATGAAAAAATTAAAGATAAATACGAGGGTGAATATATCATTCTTGAAAATAATTAATTGCTTTTTTGTTTTTTACTATTACATTTGTTTGCTCAACCATACGGTTGAGCAAACATTTTATTACCATTTGACGGTTAAAAATAAAATTAAATTAATTGTTTTTTGATTATTACATAAAAAAACAATTAATTATTTTTGCTCACGAAGGTTCGTGAGAAAACATTTTATGACTAAAAAAATTGATAATAAAATAAAAAATTATTATTAATAAACTATTTAAAGACAATATAATAGTGTATATTAAACTAATAACAATGAATATCAAAGAAGATAATTTATTACATTTAAATCGTTATAAAATAGAACCTCCTCACCCTTCTTATATAGCCGGATTTATAGATGGCGATGGTTGTATATTTATACGTAAAATTAAAGATGGTTATCAATCTGGTATTACATTAACACAATGTAGAACAAATATTTTACAAGTTTTAAGATATCATTTTGGCGGTAGTATTACTTCTTCAAAAAATAGAAACAACAAAACAAAAAATAAAAAGAATCAAGAGAACGATTATTATTATAAATATAATAAAAGAAATCAGTATAATCTTTTAGTAAGAAGCAATGAATATGAAATATTATTAAATTATATTAAGGAATCAATAATTATTAAAAAAATACAAATTGATTGTTTATATGAAATATACAAAATAGTTAATCAACCAAATGAATTAGAAAAGAAAGAAAATTATTATACTCTTTGTTTAAATAATAATATTAAAACAAATATTATAGAAGAAAATTTATCAAAAATAAATATTCAATATATACAAGGTTTATTTGACGCAGAAGGTTGTATTTTTATAAATATTGAAAAATTTTATTTTCGTTTGTCTATTTCACAAAAAAATCATCCGAACATATTAGATTCTATAAAACAATTTCTAGGATTTGGAAAGGTTTATAATTATAATTTTATTATTTATAATAAAAATGATTGTTTGAAATTTACACAACTTATTAAAAATGGATTGATTGTTAAATATAAACAAGCGTGTGCATTTGAAACATTTTTAACAACGAATGATAAATCCATAAAAGAAGAAATGTATAAAATTTGTAATGAAG